ATTGTTCGCCGTGAAATGACTGAAGCTGATAAAGCTCAGAATATCGCAGGAATCAAGGCAGGAGAATCTTTAAAGAAAGAAGCTGAAAAATACAACAACGTATCTAACCTAGATGGTGCAGGACGTGAAAAAGCTAAACAAGCGGCAATAGATAAAGTGCGTAAGTTAGCCGTAGAAAGCATGAAAGCTCACGGTGCTGATGTTGTAGCCATTGAGAAAAAACTAGCTGAAACTACAGCAAACATTAATGAGCAATACAAGCCTAAGAAAGAACCTAAAGCTAAGAAGGTTCAGAAAACTGAAGCTGAAAAAGCAATGGAATCAGCTAAGAAGTTCTTCGAGGGCTATCTTGATATTGACAGTGGTAAGTTACCGACTTACACAGAAGATATGAAGAAGCTAGAGCTAGCTATTTCATCAATGTCTTATACAGAAGAACAAGCAACTAAGGTTCGTGCAGCATATGCGGCAAAGCAACCAGAAGCTATTGAAGCAGCTAGAAAACAAAAAGAAATAACTAAGCAAAACGAAGATGCGTTCAATGACTTAATCAAAGAAATCAACAACGCTTCTGATGCACTCGATAAATTAAACAAAAGCTACGCTGCTAAAACAGAAGATGCCTTGTTTGACAACGAAGGACAAGCAAAAGACTTAGAGTTCAGAGAAGCACTGATTGGTAAGACACAAGAGCAGCAGCAAGTTATGAGAATAACTTTCGAGGAAGAGTCACGCCTGCGTAAGATTAACCAGCAAGAGCTTAAAGACCTTAAAGAAGCTCAAGAAAAGTACAACGAGGCTGTTAAGAATACACCCTCAATGCAGGCTCAAGCAGGTAGGTTGAAAGCAGATGCAGAAGCTGGTATTAAACTTGTTGCAGATGGTCAACGAGAATTAGCTGCTAATGCAACCAAGATTGGGCTGAAAGAACTTGAGAATGCTAAGTTAGACAAATTCGCTGAGAGCTTGTCTGACGCTCTTGTTACAGGCATGACTAAGGGGGCTAAAGCGGGTCGTAAAAAGTTACGTGACCTGATTGTTGCAGAACTTGAAAAGACAATTACTCTTTCTATTACAGCAAACATCAAGGGGTTGCTTGGTGGAGGGCAAGGTGGTGGATTGCTGGATAGTTTATTTGGTAAGATCACTGACAGTCTTTTCTCAAAAGGTGCGGATTTACTTGGAGGTTTGTTTGGTAGCAGCGGAGCTGCAGGAGCGTTTGGTGCTTCGTCAACTTTTGGTGCAGCTACTGGTACAGTAGGTACTGGTGGATTGAGCGCTGCTGCAGGTACTGGTGCGGCAGCTCTAGCTGAACTAAGCACAGGTATTGGTGGGTTGGGTGCTGCTGCAACCACCACAGCCGCTGCAGCAACAACTGGAGCAGTAGCCACAGGTGGCTTGGGTGCTTCTATTTTAGGAGCAATTCCTGGAGTTGGTTGGCTAGCACTAGGTATTGGAGCTTTGATAGGAATTTTCGGCTCTGGAAAAGATAAGATTCCTACGGTATTAAACGACCTAGCTTTATTTAATAACTCTCTTGTTGGCTTACCTTTTCTTGAGCTTGCAATAGGTAGTGACGAAGCCGCACAAGGCTTACGTGATGTAATGTATGGTTTAGAAAATTCTTCACCTACTATGCGTAAACTAGCAGGTGAAACCCTAAACTTGAGTGTTGAATTGTTAAGGGCTACAGGAGATATTGCAGGCGCTGCAAACTTGGCTAGAAATATTGGCACAAGGGGTATGTCTGAAAAAGAAATTGCTGTATATGACTATAACGAGAAACTACGCAGTCAAATTGAAGCAGCAAGAGCAGGTGCAAGTGCAGCCCAAGCAGCAGCCCAAGCTGAAGAGCAGTTAGCTAAGACTCGTTGGGATTTAGCAGGAAAACTTGATGTACTGCTTGGACGCAAGACACAGTTAGAGGTAGACCGTGCCGCACAACTACTTGGTGTGACTGACGCTGTTGTATTGTCCCTAACCAAAGCTATCTGGGTTATAGAGGATTTACGAACTGCTGTTGATAAAAACTTTGCAGCAATTTCTCGTGCCGTTGATGCCGAGCGTAAGAAACTAACTGAGGATTACAACTCAGCATTAACTTCAAGGACTAAAAGTTTAAAGTTTGCAGAGGACTTATACAATGCTCTTAAAGGAACTATTGAAAGTATTGAAGTAGACCTAACCCGTAAACAAGCACAAACGCGTTTAGATAATGTACTTGGACTAGCGGAGAGCGGAAAAGGGCTACCTAGTGCAGAGTCAATAAAAGACATTCTAAAGACTTTAAGCAATCCAAACGAGTTTGAGTTTAAGACTGCTAAAGAGTACAAAATTGACCAAGCTAGAACAACAGAGAAACTGTCACGTTTAACTGCGCTAGCTGGTAAGCAAGCATCAATAGAGCAACAAACCCTTGACGCACTTAAAGAGACTTATGAGGGTGAAATGAAGCGTCTTGATGCAGTTTTAACTACGGCTCAGGCGCAGTTAGATAGACTAAATGGTATCGATAACTCTGTCATATCAGTTGCTGACGCTGTAAAAAACTTTGACAAATCTCTTCTCACGCTTGCTACGGCGATTAAAAATACACCCGTTACTTCTGTACCTGCCCCATCAAGTATTGGTGGAGGAGGTTCAGGTGGAGGGGGCGGTAGCTCTGGTGGCAGCACCACAGGTACTGCACCTAAGTATGAAGATATTGTTGGTCAAGACAATAAGGATATTGTTGCAGCTTACCGTGAGTACTATAAAAGAAACCCAGACCCGACAGGGTACAAGTACTTCTTAGAGTCTAAACTCACTGGTGATAAGTTAATGCAAGCTATTCTAGGTGCTTCTGCAGGTGATGTATCAAGTACGGACTATAAAACAGCAGTGTCTCAGGGTTACGACCCGTTAGATTCTGTAAAGAAGTTCTTGAAAAGCAAGACAAGTACAGAAACAATTCCTGAGTTTGCCGTAGGTATTAATAATGTTCCTTACGACATGACAGCTAGGATTCACAAGGGTGAGCGTATTCTTCCCGCCGCCGATAATAGTGAACTGTTTGCAAGATTGCAATCACCTTCTGAAAATAGTACAGTCCTTGTTCAAGCTTTCCGCGAAGTACAAGGAGAGCTAAAGGCTTTAAAAACAGAACTTGTTCAGATTAAAGAAAGTAATAAAAAGATGAAAGATTTGGCAGAAAAAGATGATGCTATAGGTGCTCCACCAGTAAGGGTAGAACCATGAGAGTAGTGCCTCCTTTAGAGATTACAGATGCTAGGCTGACAAATACAACCGTACCAGATGACTACACCTTATGGTTAGGTGGTGCTTTTGGTGCAACCTATAGTATAGGGCAACGTGTCGGTATTACAAAGCCGTTAGGTGTTGTGGATGTTTATGAATCACAACTAAGTGGTAATTTTAACAACCCCCCTGCAACATCTCCTACATGGTGGAAACTTATCGGGAGCACATACGAGCAATTTGAAGTCAGTAAGGCATACGCATTAGGTTATAGGCTACGAGGTTATGCAAACTCGTACTGGGGAAAGCCAAATACCGTATATGAGGCTGTAGTAGGGAATATCATAAATTACCCTGCAGATCCGTCAAGTACACCTACATGGGCAGAAGTGCCCAATCCCTCTCTTCCACTACCTGCTCTGTGGGTTTCAGGCACTCCTTACGCAGTAGATCAGTTGGTCTACTCACCCCAGATAAGTATTATTGATGGAGTCCCTTTAGTAGCCTATGCTGGTGTCTGGAAATGCACTGTTAGCAACAATGATACTCTACCGCCTAGTTATTCAAAATGGATTAAGTTACTTACTTACCCTGTACCCTACGTTTCAACAGCATTCTATGATCTCACGCAGATTGTTGAAACATCTGATAAAAAGACGTATCAAGTTATTTCAAACACCTACGGTAGTAATTATTACCCACTAACAAATCCGCATGGTTGGGTAGAAGTCGGAACTACTAATAAGTGCGCGATGTTTGATTACACAGGGAACACTAAAACCGTAGCGACTTCACCCTTGATTGTTACACTAACACCCAGTAAACGAGTGGACTCGATTGATCTTTCAGGAATGGTTAATGTAAAAACAGTACGTGTGCAAATAACAAGCGGAGGTACAACGGTTTATGACCAAACAATCAACACAGTTAAACGCTCAGTGATGAACTATTACGACTGGTTTTTCCAACCTTTTGTATACAAGAAATCCGCTGCTAAATTTGATTTACCTCCTTATACTGATGGTGTAATCACCGTCACCTTCACAAGTCCTAGTGGAAATGTTGAGGTAGGTGCGTTAATTCTCGGCAATCAGTTCTACGTTGGTAAAACCCAATACAATGCAGTAAGAGATTATACAAACTACAGCACTATAACAAGGGAGTTTGATGGAAGTATAGCAAGTCTAGTACAAAGGGCGGGTATACCAAAAACATCACAGAATGTGTGGGTAGATAAGACTAGGGTTCAAGCTGTTTCAGATATGCTTATAACTCTTGATGCGACTCCCGCAGCTTGGAGTGGTATTGATGATGAGTCTGATGGGTATTTTGAGCCGGTTCACCTTGTAGGTATTGTTAAATCTGCACCTATAGATATGGGGCAACCAACAGTAGCGGTTCTTAGTTTAGAACTCGAAGCAATTTCTTCTAATTAAAATAAAATCATGGCAATTACACAAACAATTAATCCGATGGTAAATGTACCATCAATCTCTAACTTAGCTACGTTTGAGTCTGATGTGGACTACACCCTTAACACTGGTCTAGCAACTCGTGCAGCGGAGATGAACACTTTTGCATCTCAGGCAAATTCAACCGCAGCAAGTATTAATGCCCAAGCAGTAGCAATGACATTAAATGCTACTACAGATACAAGTACTACATCAAACACTATTGGTACAGGTGCAAAGACTTTCACGGTTTCATCTGGTAAGAGTTTTTTAGGTGGCATGTATTTGGTAATTGCGGACACCGCAGCACCTAGCACTAATTCGATGTTTTGCCAAGTTACCAGTTATTCGGGCACGACATTAGTTGTTAACGTTATTGCCATTCTTGGATCAGGCACTAAAACGGCTTGGGTGATTTCTCAAAGCTCGTTGTTGGCAGCATCAAACATCTACACGCAGGCTAATGTTTTAGGCACGGTGTCGCAGGCTTCTGGTGTGCCTACGGGTGCGATTATTGAGACGGGTACCAATGCAAATGGTACTTATACCAAGTGGGCTGATGGAACAATGATTTGTTCAGCTATTTTATCGCTTGGATCAATTGCAATTACAACAGCAAATGGCTCAATGTTTGTTTCATCAAGCACGCCGGGAGCGGCAAAAACTTATCCTGCAGCATTTATCGCTGCACCTAGATGCCAAATAACGGCAGAAGGCTCAAGCGCAAACGTATTTGTGGGCACGGCAGGCGGCGGAACAAATTCAGCAACTCCTTTGGTTTACTTTTTTAGTCCAGTAAGTAGTTCGCAAACTGTATCGATGATTTTTAATGCTATTGGGCGCTGGTTCTAAGATGATTATTACCCTTAGCCCAACCCGCAGTAATGCGGTCTTAACCGTCTCAAAACAAGGTGACGTACTCACCATCAACGATGACGTATTTGATTTTTCTGTAGTTCCTGATGGTGGAATATTACCCGCTAGTGCAGTATCTGGCGGCTATTTTGTCGGCAATATCACCCGCAATGACGGGGTATTGTCCTGCACATTGATTGCACCACACGCACAAAACCCAAGCCATGAAGCTGCTTTCCCAAGTCCTTTGGTCAACCCGCCAGATGGCGTTTTGGAGTTGCCACAATGATTGATCTGTCAAAACTGGTAACACTAGAGCAGCAAATAGTACAGGCACGATCTGCCAAGAATTTAGAAATCAACGCTTGGCGCTTGGCTAAAAACAAAACCACGTTTACCTATGCTGGTAAGCTGATTGCTTGCGATGATTTAAGCCGTGGCGATATTGATGCAGCTAACAATGAAATCGCCAACTTGGGCGCATTGCCTGTAGGCTGGCTTGGTGGCTGGAAAGCTGTTGATAACAGCTATGTGGTGATTGGTTCTGTTGCAACGTGGAAGCTGTTTTACAGCGCCATGTTCAACCAAGGTAACGCCAACTTTGCAGCAGCGCAGGCGTATAAAACCCAGCTTGCGGCGGCAACGACTTTGCGACAGATTAAGGATATCGTACTGATATGATAAATAGCTCTCTTGTCTTTAACTGGCGCTTCTACCTTTATAGCAACCCTGATTTAATTAATTACGGTTTGACAACTGAAGCACAGGCTGTTAACCATTGGGTGAACACAGGTGTGTACGAGGGTAGGCAAGCTCATCCAGCCTTTCACTCTTTGCAGTACATGCAAAAGTATCCTGACTTGCTCACAGCTTTTTGGTATAACTACTACGCAGCTACTACTCACTACATTTCCACAGGTCACAACGAAGGGCGCATAGGTCATATGACTATACATGACCACGGCGACCCTATGGGCGCTTATAAGAGAGTTACATTAACCTCTAAATACACAGGACAAGTTGAAAGTTGGTGGCAACCATTGACTGTAAGTTGTTCTAAACAATATTCTGGCGCTGTTGATTCAATTATGTGGAATGGTTTTGAATTTATCAACTCTTACGATCACGGCAGACAAGCTCAGTATGCTTGGCAATACGGGTCTAGCCCAACTGGAACAGCGGTACAACCTACGTTCTCTAGTATATATGCTGAGAAGTTTAACCCCACCGAAGCAGGCACTGAGCAAGACGCTGTTGGTTTACCCACTAGCTCAGTATTGCTATACAGCGCAATCCTTGATAAGAATGTAGTAGAGACTATCACTAACACAGCGTACTGGAAACCACCAAGCCTAGGCGCTGGACAGTACTCGCAAATACTAAGTAATGACATCCTTCGTAAGGTGGTTGTTGTGTCACCAATGGGTTTACCAAGGTTAATACGTTTAAGTGCGTTTGTGACACCCGAAGTTGGTAAAAGGGCGAAAGCTATTGCTACTAGGTATGAAGTTCCAGCGATATATATTAACCCAGAGTTGAGCACTTTCTATCAAGCTAATTCTGCACTTACCTCATTGACACAAATACCGAACTCGAAGACCCCTACGTTTACTAATTCTGATATGTGGAACGGTAATCCCGATGGGGGTTGGTTTGGTGCTCAAGGCGGTGAAGTGAGCGGTGTTGTAATAGCGGCTGGTGGCGGTAAAGCCATTGGGTGCGCTGTTGTACCTAGTCCCACTTATTCTCGTATTAGTTATCAAGTATACTTCCAAAATCATCAGATATCTACTACATCAGCTGTAAACAATACACGCTCAATGGGTGCTGCCGTATATGTGCAAGATGGCTCTGGATACGTAGAGTTCACGACTTATATTGCAGTCGGTAATACCCCACAAGAGGTCTTAGCTACATTAAGACTAGCAATGGAAACACAACCATGAAAATCGGATTTAAAAAGGGGCATAAATTCTATAGCCCAATTGTAAGAACCTTTACTACTTCGCAGTGGTCACACGCTGCAGTATGGATAGGTGATAACCTCTATGAGTCCACCGCTTTAAAAGGTAAGTACCATAAATCAGGTGTAAGAGATTATCCAATCACACCTGAAATTATTCAAGAGTACGAGTGGTTTGATTGCCCTGTAGATGATGCATTAGCTTTACAAAGGTACAACGAAATCAAGGACTGTGGTTATGACTATTTTAGCCTAGCATCCTTTGTTCTTATTAGGGTACGAGACGCTAAACGTTACTACTGCTATGAGCAAGTTCTTTACCTAATGTTAGGTAGTGTAAACGAAAGAGCGACAGGTGAAGTCTTATTAACCCATCTTGCAAGACTTCAGAAAGCACAAAATGGAACAAACATTATTTGAAAAATACCTTGCGAGAGAGTATACACAAACTACAGGAGTTATCATTCTGGGGTTTGTATCTTTGTGGATGGGTTTTCTTGAGTCCACAGCATTGGTAACACTGGTTGGGCTTGCCCTTGGTGTGTATGGCGCTGGTAAATATGCCGAAAAGAAATTGGAGTTAGAAAAATGAAATTAGAAATCAAAGAGGTGTTTTGGTTAACTGTTGTGATAACAGGTTTACTGTTCTTTACAGGAATAGCTGTTGTGCCATTTACGACGAGTTTAACCACAGACCCCTACACACAGAACATTATGTACGCGATTGGGAGGTTACCTGTAGTGTTTACTGCTATTTATTTTTATTTGAGTCTATTAGGGGAAAAGCGATGAATGAAACAGGGTATGAACTGTTTGGTTTTAAGGTGTCAATGACTGGAGGTATTACTTGGTTTGCTTCAATGATGCAGGGAATTGATTTAACACAGGTACTTGGTTTTGTGGCTTTAGTGGTAGGTGTGTTTATCCAAATCGTTTCACACATTAGGAATAAGAAAGCAGATGAACGTGCGAAGCAGCAACACACCCTTGAGATGAAATTGTTAACTAAGCAACTGGAAGAACTGGAGGAGAAGGATGGACGCGAATCGTAAGTCGATAGCAGCACTGACCATTACTGCTGCTCTTCTGTTGGGCGTTTCTCAGCACGAAGGGTTTAGGGATACCGCTTACATTCCAATCAAAGGTGATGTACCGACTATTGGTTTTGGTAGTACCGTTCACCCTGATGGGACTCCTGTAAAACTTGGCGACACAATCTCAAGAAAGACAGCGGAGTCTTACCTGAAGGGTGATTTAGATAAGTTCAAGGTGGGGTTAATGAAATGCGTTAAAGCACCGTTGTACGAGAATGAGTTCAATGCTTATATGGAGTTAACCTACAACATCGGAGCGAGTGCTTTCTGTAATAGCTCTATTCCTCGTAAGTTAAATACGGGGCAGTACGAAGAAGCTTGTAAGACAATTTTACAGTTCAATAAGATGAGGGACACCTCTAAACCGATGGTGCGAAATGCTCAGGGTAAGATGGTTTATCAACTGAAAGTCATTAAAGGTCTTGACAATCGCCGCAAGAGTGAACACCGTGAATGCATAGGAGGGTCTGTATGATACTAAATCCATTAAACGGTGTCTATGGTAGCTTGATAAAGTTTGGGCTTGTTGTTACCCTTCTAGCAGGGCTTTACGGGGGTTACAAATATCAACTACATAGTGCGTACAAAGAGGGCGTAACAGTGACCCAAACACAGCACGAAGCTGAACGCCTAGCTGCTAATGAGGTCTTGCACTTGAAGAAACTAGCAGCAGATAAAGACCTTCAACGAGAATTAGAAAAACAAAGGATTAAGTACAATGAACAACTCGCTACTATTAACGCTAATGCTAACAGTCTCATTAACAGCCTGTCAGACCGCGCCAGTCGTCCAGAACCAAGCAGTTCAAGTGCAGATACCGTTGCAACAGAAAGTTCCAGAGGCGCTTACCCAAGCCAGCTTTTTAGAGAAGATGCAGCAGCTTTTATCAATCTCGCACGAGACGCTGAGGAAGTGAGATTAGCCCTTTTGCAATGTTACAAAGATTATGACACTGTAAAACAAGCTGTCGAATCCTTTAATCAGAAATAAGCCCCACACCCCATCGGCTCACACCTTTGGGGTATTTTTACGCCTGTAGTTTTTACACAACAAAGTATTTTTGCCATAGTGCTTGCAAACCTAAATCTTGTGTGCTATACTTCGTTATCTAAACAACATACAGGAGTAAAATGATGAATTGGGACGACCGTAGAGATTTTAATGTGCTGTTAGGGCAAACACTTACAAGCGTAGAAATCAACGATTTACGTGACGAGATTACATTCACAACAGATGAAGGTGTTGTCTATAAGATGCTGCACGATCAAGATTGTTGTGAGTCTGTCGATATTGAAGACATTTGTGGAGACTTAGAGGACTTAATTGGAACGCCTATTTTGGTTGTAGAAGAATCCTCTAGTAAAGAGTATCAGGCTCATCAGGTTAAATCAGGGGAGGAGTCCTTTACTTGGACTTTCTATAAACTTGCTACAATTAAAGGGTGGGTTGATATTCGTTGGTTTGGTTCAAGCAATGGGTACTATTCCGAAGGTGTGGACTTATACGAGGTGACAAACGATGAGTGATTGCGAGAAATTCTATGCAGCAATCGTAGCCAAGTTAGGCGGTACAAGAAATTGGGAGCAATTGTCCCCAATGGAGCAGCATAACTTCGTGCAGGCTTTGAACATCATTTTACAGGTCTGTAGCCAATGATAGATTTTAAGAACTTAACCCACGAAGAACTAGTCAAAGTAGTGGAGGCATTAGCTGGTGAGCTTGGTGTTTACTTTGATAAACATACTCTTATCAATGGAGAGTATGTTATAACCCTTCGCCATTACAAAGACTCAGATTAAGGCTACAAATGAAGAAGGTATTAACACAAGAGGAATTGTTTGAAATATTAGCGTATAGTCCGACCACTGGTTTATTTACAAGAAAAGTCTCACTTGCAAGTAATAAATTTAAAGCTGGTACAATAGCAGGCTACACTAAAAAAGATGGTTACTCCTACATCACAATAAATAGAAACGTGTACCCTGTACACAGGTTGGCTTGGTTGTACACTTACGGAGAATTTCCTAGTGAACAGATAGATCATGTAGATGGTAACCCATTGAACAACAGACTGATGAATCTGAGAGAGTGTAATCAAAAAGATAACATGTGCAACAGAGCAATGACTTCTCGTAATGTGTCAGGCACTACTGGAGTATATCTCCAAAAAAGCGGAAAGTATGAGTACTGGGTAGCACAGTGGCAAATTGGCATTGGAAAAATAGATCGTAAACTGTTTTCTGTAAAAATTCTAGGTTTTGAGAAGGCTAAAACTTCCGCAACTGCCTACAGGGAGAAGAAATTAAAGCAATTAATTCTCGGCGGTGGTACTTATACATATCGCCACGGGTTATCAAAGGAGGAATTATGTTAAAAGCAAAAACGGGGTTCACACATGAATCGCAAGCTGCTAAGTCTATCGAGTGGTACACCCCTCCAAGTATTTTTCAAGGCCTAGGTTGTACTTTTGATATAGACACTTGTGCACCAGAGGGAGGTCTTCCTTGGATTCCTGCTAATAAATTTCTTAGTAAAAATGACGATGGTTTAGTTACAGCATGGGGCAAAGGCTTTGTCTGGACTAACCCACCATACGGTAAAGAAACACCTCTGTGGTTGAAAAAGATGCTAGAGCATAATAACGGTATTGCACTAGTCTTTAGTAGAACAGACTGCTTGTGGTTCCACGATTATGTGGTAAAATCAGATGCAGTACTCTTCCTCAAAGGACGTGTTAAGTTCGTAGACGGTAACGGTGACTCAGGGAACAGTGGAGCAGGTAACGGCAGCATGTTAGTTGCTTACGGTGAAGAAGCTAAGAAGGTTCTTGAGAAGTGCAAACTTCAAGGAGCTATGTATTATCCAACTA